TAGTACCGATAAACTTACCGTCATCACTACCTTGACCTTTTGTATTGGCAGTAGCAACAACATTGAAACCATGAGCAGGTTTTACAAATCTGTTAATCTTTTTAACAAAGACACCAGAGCCTTCAAGTATCGGTTGAAGACACATGATTTTGTTAGAGGCAAGGTCAATCTCATCTAACAATAAGACAGCGCCTCTTTCCATGGCTTCGATTACAGGACCATTCTGCCAAACAGTTTGGCCATCTTTAAGTCTGTAACCACCAAGTAAATCATCTTCATCAGTTTCGATTGTGATGTTTACTCTGATTAATTCTCTTTTGTTTTCAGCACACGCTTGGGTTACACCCATAGTCTTACCGTTACCAGAAAGACCTGTGATAAAAACAGGATAAAACATTTTAGACCTGATAATTGATTTAACATCAGGATAGTTACCGAACGAAACAAAGACAGGGTCTTTTTTTGGTACGATATCACCTGTTAGTGAAGACACTACATAAGCAGCTTCTGATACAGTTTCAGTTTCAGGTGCTTTAGTAGTCAAAACTTTTTCAGCTTCGCCTTTAGATTCAACTTTAACATCTGTAGCGAAATCTCCCTCACTAGGTAATTTGAATAATGATTTACCAATTTTGAAATCGGCATTTTTGATTAGCCATTGTGGTGCATATTTGCAACCAAAATTGGCGTTGGCTTCTTTTAATTGAGCCGTAGTTAATTCGTTTGAACCAAACTTTTTGATTGCATAGTCAACGAACTCTTGTTGTTTAGTGTTTAGCATAGTGTTTATGTCCTTCTTCATTGTTAATATAGGTATATTATACAGGCCTTTTTTGTAAAAGGCAAGCGTTATATACGATTTTTTTCACTTTTTTTTCGTTACCAGGTAACGGTTTTGGAACTATTATCAAATTAATTGCCATTTTTATGCAACCTCCTTGATAAATTTGTTTAAAACTACTCTGGAAACCAATCGATTCGCCATTGATTTACCAAAGATTCTTTTTAACTCTGACGGTGTTCCTTTCTTAACTTCAACATTACCCATATCAAAGCTTTCTACAGCAAGTTTTTTACCATCAAGGATAAAGAATTTATTATAACCATCAGCATTGACAGCTATTGCTTTATCTCTAGTTAATTCTTTTCTTAATTTGTTATACTGATTAATCTTATCAGAATAGTCTTTATAGTTATCGATATACTTTTCAATATCCCATCTTTTAACTCTTTTGATTACATAGAAACCAATCACATTACATTTGTGTTCTTTTTGTAAATGAGTTAATAAGTTATTTGTAAAATTGTGGTAATCACCTACAAACTTTGATTTACCAATCTGATAAACTTTTTGTCTGTAGTATTCTTCATCATCATATTCAGACTTCTCTGAACCAAAAATCTTACCTCTTGGAGAGTTACCAGAACCATCTGTAAGTGTAATAAATGTCATCTTCTCAATACCATATTTTTTTCTAAACATTGGTATCAATTTGTCCATGTAAATAAGTGACTCATTCAATGGTGTATTACCAAGATAATATTTGCCTGGTATACCATAATTATTAGAAGCTGCTAATGCGTCAGCGTCTTGGTCAAAAGCATTTCTTCTATTCCATGTGTATCTATCATCAAAATACATACCCATGTGAAATAAAGTTTTTAATGCAAGGTCAGCTTGCTTCTTATTCATTCTGTGAGATAAACAATTTACAAGGTGGAAATCTTCAAAGAACCAATCGCCATTTTTGTGACTAAAACCTTTAGTTGTTTTTTCTTCTTCATAACTACTTCTTTCACTAGTAAAGAAATAAACTTCAAAAGGTATATTAACTTTTCTACAAAATTCTACAAGGTTGATTAATTGTTTTACAGTATTAAATAATACATCTGACATTGAACCAGACCAATCAAGTAACATCATCATACCATGGTTTTTACCGTCAGGAATGATTGTCAATTTCTTAAAAATGTCCTCATTGTATTGATATTGTGGCAGTTTTAAAGGGTCAATAATACCAGTTTTATCTGTACTTGCTCTCTTATAAGCAGTAGCAGCTTTTTTCATTTCATTCTTTAACAAGATACATAACTGTTTTCTTGTTTTCTTTAGTAAACTTTTTAAATTCTCTATCAAGGTATTCAACATATGATTTAGTACCTGAATGATTTTTTAAAGATTCAACTTTGTATTTTTCCATATCAGAAAGGAAAGTTTTCCAAGATGTTAAGTTACCATCTTTACCAAGATTTGGAGTTGGTATCTTACCATATCTAAAACCTCTGGATTTCTTATCTTGCAATTCTTCTTGCTTTTGAGTAAATGAATCATCTGTAATTGATTTAAGTTTTTTCATACTACCGTCACCGCCAGCACCTTTAGCAAATCTATCTGATTCTTTAGCTTCGTTGGATTTAATATTTTCTTTTGATTGACCGTTATCACCAGATTGATTACTGTCTTTTTCATCATCTGCTTTTTGGTCACCAAAATTATTGTAGTCATTTAATTCATCAGCTTCATCATCTGATTCTTTAGTATCTGAACCATTGCCTTCGCCGTCACCGTCTTGTTGGTCATCTTCATCATCAAAATCATCTTCATCATCACCAAGGTCATAACTTTTAATAAGTGGATGACTATCAAAGTCTGGTAATTTTTGCATTTGTTCAACTTGTTCTTTTTGCCAATCAAGTAACTCTTTGGCTAAAACTAACACATCATCAAAAGTTTTTAATGCGTCAACTTTAGCCAACCATAAATTGTCTTCAGGAGTAAAAATGAAAGGCATTCTTTGTAATGATTTTGACCTTAAATTAATTTTGTCAATAATCATAAATTCTTTATTGATATCTTTACCAGAAATACCAAAGAAATTTTGTTTTTCTAGTATATCAAAACCATTCTGATAGTTTTTAACAACACCAGGATATTTTGCTTGAATAAGGTGGTCAATTCTACAATCTTCTAGTACATTGACATATGACCTTAATTCAGAGTCTTCAATGCCTTTCCATTGTGAATATGGAGTCCATAATGCGTGAGCACATTCATGTGCTATCAACATATCATAAACATCACCAGATTTTTCTTTAAATATAGGGAGAGTTAGGACACGGTTCTTAACATCAAAAGAAGCTGTCTTAACATTGTTGTGTTGAATTGTAATATTTTCGTTAGCAAGTAATTTTGCTAGATTAGATTTTACTTCTAAATTCATAGTGTTTGTGTCCTTTTTCATCATATACTGGATAGTATAAAGGAAAACAATCAATAAGTCAAGCCTATTTCTGCTTTTTTTTAAAATTAAAAAGCGAGTAAAATCAATGGTTTACGAATACACACAAAATAAAAGCGTGTTTGTCGCAGCTAAATTTTGATTATTTTCTCAAAATATCGTCTTCCGAACACTCGGAACCATATTGAATCTCCACGATTCGCAACGATTCGGTTGATTCGTTTGATAACATATGCCAATCACCTCTTTTAATATGTAAATTATCAAACATTTTATAGTGTCCTTGTAACTCGTAATCTGTGGATGCTTTATTGATAGTGTAAACTGTAGCTACACCAGATGAAATGAACCAATGTTCAGCTCTGTATTTGTGTTGTTGCATAGATAAAGACTTACCAGGTGCAACCACCAGTTCTTTTACCTTTACGACATCTTTGTCATTATGTAATACTCGGTAGTAACCCCATGGTCTCTCCGTGCGATTATCAGCCCATTTTTCAAGTATGCTAGATGATGAATTACTTTTAGAACCACCAACATTAAACTCAAAATCTATCCACTCCTCATCCATGAATAAGTCCATCTCAGGTATATTTTCGTCTGTTCTATCACCACCGTTTGCAAATATAATCTTTGCATGTGGATAAAATCTTTTAACTTTTAGAATTGCCTCACCAGCATGGTCTTCATGGTCAGCAAAGTTTATTACATTATCTACAGCTTTTAAATTCAATAATACTTGTTCTCTTTCATAATATGGTAAGAAAGACTTACCTTTTTTACGACTTAACCAATCATCTGAATTTAGGCCAACTATCAATACCTCACCTAATGCTTTGGCACATTTTAGGTATTCTAAATGTCCTGAATGTAGAGGGTCGAAACCACCGGTTACGATAACAACTCTGTGTTTCATCTGTTGTCACCGGAACCATGTATAGTTCCTTTTGATTTTCTGGTTGCTAATTTTTCTATATTAGCGCTTGCAATGTCGGATAACTTAATGTTAAAATCATTAGCCAATACAGCGATATACCAAAGGCAATCGCCAATTTCACTTTTGATTTCAGACACCAGTTTTTCATCTTTACTATCTGAGCCATCTCTTATTATCTTCTTTACTTTGTTCGCAACTTCGCCTGCTTCACCGGTCAGTCCCAATGTTGGGTAAATAATGGCCTGTTCTCTCGGATATATTGCCGTTGTTAAAGCGACCTTTTGGTACATATCCAGGTCGCTAATTTTCTTGTATTTATGATTTTCGTTTGTTACAGTACCTAATTCTAATTCTAGTTGTCCTTCACTCATGGTAATTATCTCCCTACCTGTGGTAAATATTTTGCTTTGGTTTCTTCCCATGACAAGAAAATAATATCATCATAGAAATGTGTTTCCTTTGAAACACGGTCTTGTTTCTTCAAACTAGCTATTCGTTTTCTAGCATATTTGGTCTTCCATAAATCTGTAAGTGCTTCAACTGAATTGTCAAATGCTCTTGTTAGACCTGTCGTATTAGTTTCTTCTCTTAAAAATTCTCTTGTATTTGTAAATAACTCACCAAAATAGATACCTCTGGCATGTTCAGACTTTTGTAGTTTCTTATCAATGCCTAGTTTACTATATGTAAATGCTCTGCTTCTATTTCTATGGTCTCTTTTATGAGGTTGGCCACTAGGTTTCTTTGCAACATACCATTCAAAGTATTTGTATGTATGGTTCTTCATTAACCATTGTTGTATCATGGTATTGGTTGTTTTCTCTGGTTCATATGATACCGAACCAGCAGTCCAACCCATTTTCTTCCAATGTTTTAGTCTATCATACTGTGATAATGGTATAGTTTTTGTCTTACCATATAGACTTGTTGTTGTTACACCAACTAGTTTATCTTTATATTGATGTTCCCATGTCTGTTCAACTGTATCTGATAAACATAGTAAAGCAAGTAGTTTACCACCAACCAGATTGTATCCAAGTGGTTGTATTGGTACAATTGTACTACCAATGCAAGTATGATTAATCATTCTTTGAGTTTTAGCTTCTCTCTCCCAACCAATATATTCATCTCTAGGTGTAAGGTCTAAAAAGTCACTACTCATACAGATAACACCTAGGTATTTCTGTGTTACTTTATCTCTAACTAAAAAGTTAAGATTTCTACCAATGTTTCTATTGTTTTTTTTTAGATAAAAATGTTCTCAATGCGTTCCAAACTTCAGAACCTTTAGCATTTGTATGTGATTGTACTTCAGCACCATCTGTCCAAACTAATTCTGGTTGTAAATTTAAGTATTCTTCGGGGTCATCTGGCAACCAAAAGTTATTCTTTACTTCTTGTATAACTGTTGCCTGTTCAGGTCTTACCATAGCAGGTTTATCATCAAAGAAACTATTTGTTTCTACTGTTGGATATCTAAACTTTACTTCCTGAAATTTTTGATAAAGTGTGTACTCTTGTACCGTCATAGCTGATACAAAGGTCAAATCTTTAATGATTGTTTGTTTTAATGTTTCTGTATCAATGTCTGGTATTTTAGACAAATCTGTATTGTCTTGCCAACTTTGCCATTGGTCATCTATCGACATATCTTTATTCCAACTGTAACTCATAATATAACTATCCTACACTAAAGTATTAAAAATGTCAAGCCTTATTCATTTTGGCTTCAGCTTCTTGGTATTTCTTAATTCTTTTTAACATCTTATCACGCTTTTTCATAGCTGCGTCAATCTTTAACTTACTTGCTCTTTCAGTAAAGTTTCTACCTAACATATGGTCATATTCATGTTGTACAATACGACTCATCATACCATCAAGTTTGGCTTCTTTTAGTTCGCCGTCTTCATCTGTATATTTTAAGGTAATCTTTCTTGGTCTTATAATGTTTAAAAACAAGAACGGATAAGTTAAACAACCCTCTTTCATCATTATAGTTTCTTCACTTGATTCTATAATCATAGGATTAAAACAAGATAACTTCATACCATTTTCTATTTGTGGATGACCACCAACTACAAACATATTAAAAGGTAAACCTACTTGGTTTGCTGATAGACCTATACCATGGTATTTTTCCATAGAGAAAAACATAGCTTCTGCTAATTCTTTTCTATCTTTAAATCCTTCATCTTTTAACATTTCGTCAACAAATGGTGCAATTGCATGGTTGACTCTAGGGTCGCTTGGTGGTATTAGTTTTAGTTCTTTCATGTTTGTTGTAACCTCGTAAAGTTTTTATATTTTTCATATTTAATAATATTAGTAAACTTGTCAAATAATATATCGCCTTTATGAGATATAATAAAGATGTTTTCTTTCTCAAATTGTTTGATAATTTTAAAGAAGTCGTCCATACCTTGACCATCTAAACTACTATCAAATATTTCATCTAACATTAATAGATTGGTATTTGTACTATTTTTCATCTTAGCGATTTGTCGCCAAGTAAAAAGTAAGGCCAAGTCAATTCTCATTTTCTCACCCTCACTAAAACTATTGTAATTAAAAGTATCTCTAAATCTACTTTTTATTGTTTCGTTAAATTCTTCATCTAAATTAAAGTTAACATAGAAATCCATAGATTGTAAATGTTGATTAATCAGCTGGTTCATAATAGGTAAATACTTCTTAATGATTTGCGCTTTAGCACCTTTGTCATTTAGTATTTCTCTTAATACATCCACATACTTTTTTTGTTCTTGTACTTTGTTTAGTTCTTCTTCAGCTTCTTTTAATTGTACTGACATATTAACTAAATCTTCTTTGATACTTTCAATATCATTGTTTTGTGCCATTGAAATATCACGGTGTATCTGGTCACTATTTTTCTTTATGTTTTCCAGACTTGTATGAATCTTGGCTATGTCCACATTCATCTCTTGTATCTTGTTCGTTATCCGGCCAAACTGCGTTACTTTCTCCTCTTGTTTGGAAAGTTCTTCTACGAGCTCTCGCAAGCCGCCTGATAGTTTCGAAATGGTTTGGTGTTCGTGGTTGCATTTTTGTTCCTTAAAATCTGCATTTATGGGTTGTGTACAAGTAGGACAATTATCATTCTGTTCAAAAAATTCTAATGTCTTTTTGTGTGATGATAGATTTGTTTCTATCTTAGCTTCTAATTTTTGTAGTTGATTGTACTTCATATCAACTTTTAGTTTGTCTTTTACCTTTTCTTTTGATACTGCTATTGATTCATTGAGTTCTTGTATTTTTTGTTCATAATCAAGTGAATCTTGTGTGTTTTTATCTAACAATTTTTGCTTGTGCGCCTGGATGTCTGTTCCTTGGTCTTCCAAAGACTTTAAGTGTTTTGCTTCAGTTTCATACTTGGTCTTTATTAACTCACATTGGTGCCTCACCTCCGTAAGACTTTTTTGTAAATCACTCTGTTGGGAACGCAAAATCAAGTCCATTAAGCCAAAAACTCTTATGTCCAAAATTTCTTCAACAACTTCTCGTCTATATCTTGGTTTCATCTTCATAAACGGTTCGTAAGATGAGGAACCTAAAATAACGACCTGAATAAATGACCTGTAATTCAGTTTCATTATATTTTGTTCTAGGTATTTTTGATAATCTATATTACTTGCGTCTTGGTTTATAAGTTTATCATTTTGATATATTTCAAATAGATTTGGTTTAATGCCTCGTCTAATCATATATTGATTTGTGCCAACTTCAAACTCTACTTCAACAAGTGTATCACCATTATTAATAGTATTAACCATTTGGTCTTTCTTAATAGTTCTAAATGGTTTATTAAATAAAGCATAACACAATGCGTCAAGTAAGGTAGACTTACCACTACCATTACTACCAACGATTAATGTTGTAGGAGTTTTATCTAGTTCTACCTCAATTGGTACATTACCTGTAGATAGAAAGTTCTTATATCTTATTTTCTTAAATGTAATCATTCACTAGCTTCGCCATATAATTCTCTTGCAAACTGTTTTAATTTTTGTTTATCTAATTCACCAGTATCAGCCTGGTCAATGTAGTTGTTTAAGAAAGTTTGTGTATCTTCACCTGCGTCCAATATATCACTTCTTACTGTAGAAGAAACATCAATCGGGTCTTCTATAATCTGTAATTCGTGTACACTAATTGTATTATAAATTCTCTCTATAAGTTGATTATACATATCTTCATCTGTTTTATTAACAATGAATAGTTTTACATAGGTATTATCAAACTCTGTTAAGTCGTATTGTGAATAGTTTTGTTCTTTATCATTATAGTATATCTTTTTATACATACGATAAGGATTAGATATTCTTTCTAGTTCTCTTGTTTCTGTATCGAATATATGAAAACCTTTAGGACATTGATAGTCTGACCATGTAATTTCGTATTGTGTGCCTAGATAATAGATACGACCATCATCTGACTTCTTATGAAAATGGCCTGATATTACTTTTTCAAATTTTGTGAATTGTGATTTTTCTTGTCCATGGTCATTGTAAACGCCTTTGTGCATTTCAAAGCCCTTAATTTCAAGGTGACCCATGCAAATAGTCGAAGTGGTATTGTCAATAGCATGTACACTATCATCCAAGTTGTCATCACAAATCCAAGGAAGAAACAATATATCAATACCCCCAAGGTTAACAGTAGTTGCTCGGGTATAGATTTTAGCATTTTTAGAAATATTAAGATTCTGTAAAGCATTGACCTCGTTTGTGTTCTTATAATATGTGTCATGGTTACCTATAATTATATGGGTATCAATAACCATATCATCTAGTTTGTCCCAAAAAACTTTTTTAAAGTTATGAGCTGTATTATGGTTTATAAACTTTCGTCTGTCAACAACATCACCTAAATGTACCAATGTTCCAATGTTATGTTCTTTCAAGTATGGAAAGAAAATGTTATTGTAAAACTTATTTTGGTATTCTATAAAGGCAGGTGAGTCATTACGGCATCCGAAATGTGTGTCATTCAGTAACGCTATCTTCATTAATAAAATATTCCAAGGTTGATTGTGATTTTTTAGTAGTCTTTTTCTTTTTTTCTTTTTTAGCTGGTTCGTCAATTATTGTATTCTTTTGTAAGAATTCAGTAAATTGATTTTTAAAATCCCTATCTTCTCCTGGTTGCAAACTCATATCATCATAATTATGTTCCATTATTAGTTTTTGTTTAATGGTTACTTGTTTTTTCTCTTTTTGTATTCTTCTAATAAATGCGTAATAAATGATTTGTGTAAAGTAAGCAAAAGGATTGTTAGATTTTTCTGGATTAAAGTTATCCAAATACTGTAAACAATTCTCTATACCATCACTAATCATATCATCTCTAAATGTATAGTTAATAAAATTAGGTCTATACGATAAGTGATTCGCTATCTTTAAGAAACAACTACCAATGTAATCTGTAACAGGAGGCCTATCTAATTTCTTTTTTTCAGCATGTTGTACTGCCTTTTTGAATTCAATCATGGCAGCCAAAAACTCCTTATTATTTACATAATGTTCTTTTTGTGTTTTTGTTTTTTTAGTCATAGTAGTCATTATACATTATCCTCACAAATAGTCAAGCCTAGGTTGACATAATTATTTTTAATTAAATGGCCGAACCACGCTTGACATGGTAAAAAAATCGTATATAATAAGCGGTGTTCCGGTTCAAAGAGATAAACTCCTAAGCCATTACTTAAAGATACTTTGTTTTTAATTTTAATGGAAAGTTGGGTCTTCTTCAAACTCATCAAATATTTCATTAAGTCTTCTATCATCTTCATCACTCACTCTTTCTTGTTCATAGTTGGGCACCTTTAATCTATCTGGTACTTTATCAACAACATTATAATCTCTAATAATATTTACATATGACGATTGCATTTCACCAGTTGCGTTGGTGATTGTCATAATCTTTTCTTTTGGAATAGTAATAACTTGGTCACTCGTATAAGCTGTCCACTTTACTAATGCCACATAATCTTTAAATCCCTGAGGTGTTAACTGAGGAATGTATTTAATTTGAAACGGTTTTGTTATTCTTAATAATGCGTGGTCCTCTGGTAATTGGTCAGAGGGAAAGGCACAGACAATATCATCACCGTTAACTAGTTTAACTATTTTAATATTTGTCATTTGTTTAACTCCACATTATGGATTTCATAATCAAATTCTTCTTCATTGTATATATTTATCCTTTCTCTAAAGTGAGATAATGTATAATTCTCTTTCTCTTTATATGTTAAATCATCAGCAATATCATATAAAGTAGCTGTTGAATTATCATCTTTTAATCTTAATCCTCTACCAATACTTTGTAAATTTCTTATCCTTGATTTACTAGGAGAACAAAACACAATGTTGTGTAAATTACGAATATTGATACCGGTACTAAAGGTTCCGTAGCTTGCCACGATAATAGCATTGTCACTCTTTTCTGTAATTTCCCTAATAGATTCTCTTTCATCTGTTTCTACACCTCCGTGAACATAAAATACTTTTTTATCCTCTGCCTTTTTTGTTATATCTTCAAACAGTCCTTTACCATGTTTTTCTACATACTGAAACAAACATAGTGTATTACCTTGTAGTTTAGAAGATAGATTTACTATAAACTTATTTCTCTTTTCATGTTTAACTAGGAAGTCCATTTCTTCTTGGTAGTTAAGACCACTTAACATTTGCCTACTGCCACTATCATAATTTAATATCAAACCATAAATTTTCAAGGCCGCCAATTGTTTTTTGTCTTGTAACTCGGCAGTAGATATAACCTTATTTACAGTACCAAACAATCCTTCTAATACAAGTTTGTGTGTTTTCGTACCATCTAATGTACCTGTCAATCCATATCTATACTTACAGTCTGTTAATTTAGACATAATTTTAGTAAGTGATACTGCTTTAAATAAGTGTGCCTCATCTCCTACAATAGTACCAAACTGTTTAAACCATGCTTTTGGTAAATTATAGATTGATTGCCATGTAGATATAACTACTCTTTTATTTGTATCTTTATCATGTCCTTGATATATTTTGTGTACATTAGCTTCACTATTCCAACCATAATCTTTAAAATCTTTTGTCAATTGTTCTACCAATGATGTAGTAGGAACAATAATTAATACTTTATTTTGTTTTTTATTCTTTAACCGAATAAGGTTAAACCTAGCAATAAGATAGACAATGAGAGATTTTCCACTAGCTGTGGGTGATAACAATAAACAACGAGATTTTTTAATTGCATAGATAAATGCCTCCTTTTGATAATCTCTTACTTCGAATGGTATTTTTAAGGCCTTAATAAAACCATCCACGGCCTGTTCATCAACAGTAACATCTTTAATTTTAGTACCGTCAACAACTTCTATTTGATTATCTTTACACCATTTAATAATGTAAGGATATAACCCGGCGTATATTTGACCAGTTTGATAAGAATATAATCTTATTTTTCCGTCCCATACTCTGTTTCTATATTGAGGCATAAACTTAAAACCTGGCACCTCAAAGGTAAAGTATTCTGATAAATCTCTACGAATGCCAGCCTCTGCCTCTATAGTCAGATTGACTTCATCTTTTTTTTCTAAAACTATATACTTAACAACAGCCATTAAATAGCGCCACTTGTAAATCTTTGCCAATCAATAGCATTTTTAATTGTAAAAGTTCTATTAGATATTTGTCTGATTGTTTTGTCCAAGTAGTCAACGCAAGTTGAAAGATATTCACACTTTTGTTTACCTCGTATCAATTCTTCATCTGCTTCGATATACTTGTCTATATCTGTTCTTAATATTTTTAAATCAAATGGTTTTTGAGCATAGACTGAAGCGTCTGATTTGCCTGTATAATATTCCCATTTGTCTTTTTTTAACTGTTTATAATCCGTTTCCGCTTTAGTCAACATCAATTTAAACTTTGTATAGTGTTTCATATACTTGTTATGTAATTGAGGAGTTTTAAGGGATTCTAAATCTAATTCAGTATTATTAATGGCCAAATCTTTGTCGGCCATTTCTTGTAGTTTTTCTAAATCCATAATTTATCCTTATATTCACTTCATTATATCACAAAAAC